TAAAAGCCGCAATTCCACGACCTGTTGTCGGAAGACTCTATAGTTGTTTTTTGGCGCCACGAGCCTTATCCTTTGTCTTTGGTTGCGCTTGCCGCCATCTCGTCCGGTAGTCCGACCAGTCGGTTGGCAATCCGAGGCCTTGGACGTGGAGGAGTAAGGCAATGTAGTCATTCCACTCATCGGAGGTATAGTCGTCACACCATGCGGTCCAGGCGGGATCAGCTAGGATGCGATTGGTGATATCCTGTTCGGCCTGGTCACGAGCGGTGGGAAGCCAGGAGTATGGTCTTTGTAGGAGTTGTTTGGACATAGTATTATGGCTTATATAATTGTATAATGAACCCTTCTTTCCCCTTTTTCCCCCCTGTCCTATAGGGGGGGGAATAGGGTGGAAAAGGTCGGACATAGGGTCAAGGGGAAAGAAGTTTAAATATGTATATTTTAGGATATAATACATTGATTTATAAGGACTTATTTTCAAAACTTCTTTCCCTTTTGGTAGGGGAAAGAAGGGGAAAGAAGTTTATTGTTTGTTTCATTCTTAATATTATCAACACTAATCTCCCTGATTTCTTTCCCTTCTTTCCCCTGGGGTCAGGAGAAAGAAGGGTTACGTACTAAACTAATGCACTAACTTGTTTTTAACCACAATCATCACTTTCGAAACAGAGTGAATTAGGCCTGATTAAGCGCCTAATTTGGCCTCGTTGAGAGTATAGCATGTCGGACGGCTGGTGTCAATATATATATTAGGTGGGGCTGGTCCGGGCGCCGTCGGACACTCGTCGGACACTCGTCGGGTGCTAGGTCTAAGAACCCCGAGATATCAGCACCGCGCATGTAAGCCAGGTTACAACGTTTTTTTAGACTTGGTTTGTGCGGATTGAGTGCCGATATGCGTTTCGGCCAATGTTTACGGGGGTAAAATAAGTGTTGACTTTTGTGCCGGGATGTGCTATAATGGATGTAGGTTTGGACAGTTTAATGAGGTCAAGCGCCCCGAGAGGGGCTAACACAACGCCCCACGGGGCACAAGAAAGGGAATGACAAATGAGTGAGTACTATTTTGGGGTCGGCAAAGGACATCTTGGAAGACGCGCGGACAAAATCGCCGCGAAGCACGGCGCGTATTTGGTCAATCATACGGACCCCGGCTGTGGCTGCGGGTACGGGTGTACTACCGGCGACTGTCCGGAAAATCGGCGACACTGGTTTTGCTGCCCCAACCTGGGCGAACCGTTCGACTCCGCCACGGCCCGCGCCGTGGAATCTGATCTGCGACAGGCAGGGATCGATAACGGCGATGTGGTCGGCGAAAAAAAATGGACATCTGGAAGCCGCCACGTGCAGGCAACACTGTAATTTTACCCCACGCGGCCCGGCGCGCAACGTGCCCGTCCCCGGGACAGGGCGGGCGATGAGAAAGGGAAAGACAATGAAAGAGATGCTTAGAAACGGCAACACGGTATTAGAGTTTGACCCAGAGCGTAAAGAAATCTCTGGAAGCGACCTGAAGGACCGGTGCAACATGCCCGCCTGTTACAGCAAAAACAAGCGCGGCATTGCCAAGGCATGGGCAACGCTGAAGGCGGCGTGGAATGATGAGATGACGATGTATTCCGCCTGCCATGTGTTGGATGATTGCGGGATCCGCATGCACACATGGTGCATGATGGATTAAATTCTACAACCAGCCGGGCGGCAACCAAGGCCGCCCGGCACTACAGGAAAGGAGATAGAAGATGAAAAAAGAACTTTACAGCAGTAAATCAGACCTAGCACGCCAGGTGTGCGAGACGATCGGGTGGACATTTGCTATCTCTCCGATTAAGGTTTTCGCGAGGGGGAAAAAAATATACGCGACAGGGACACTCCTGCATCCGGGCGAGTGGTGCAAATTAATCGCATGGGACGGGTTATTGATTGATGGGCGGCGATTGACTGTTACGCGGCGGCCCAAAGGTTATTAGTCCACACCCCACGCGGCCCGGCGCGCAACGTGCCCGCTCCCGGGAACGGGCGGGCGATGAAAGGAAAGAAAGATGGCAAAGTATAGTGCAAAAATGGAAACAGGAGACACGAGGATGAAACGGAAAATGGTTATGATCAAATCGACGGATCATTATTCTCTGTGGCGAAAATCTGGCACTCGCCATTATTATTTGGTCTCGCATTATGGACAGGATCAGTATGCGTCGGTGGTGGGCTACAATCCCACATTCGGTACGTCGATAGCGCGGCGAGGCGACTGGGGCATCGAATACGTCAGCGCACCCAGGAGTAAAAATTTTGCGCTGCAGTTTTGGGCGCGGACGGTTGGCGCTGGAAGAGAGGTATAGATATGGATAAAACAACAGACCTTATCACCCTGCGGGAGGTGGCTGATATCCTCGGGATCGCCTACCAGACTGCGAGGCACTGGCATAGCCAGGGCCGGCTGCCTGCGCCTGTCCGGGTGTACAGCACCAAAAGTAAGCGCTGGGACCGCGGCGAGATTGAGCGGTTCGGGACTGTCGAAAAGGAGATCAGCAACAAGGAGGACAAAGCATGAAACGGAATGCGAAACAGATAGCGATGGCATTAGTGCCACATGTCCGGGCGTACCTGGTAACGAAAGTACACGCCCAGGTTTGGCGCGAGAAGATGGACACTTGGGCACGCGCAGAACTAAAAAAGTTTGAATATAAGACGGCGGCGCGATGGCTGGAAGGCAGGGGCGGCGCTGGACTGCCGGCCAGGATAACAGACCCCCAGCATATCTACCTGATGGATGAGGCCGACTATCAGTTATACCGGGAAGAATGGCAGTATTTTGTGGATGGGCTCAACCTGGGTTTGGAGCCTGATATCTGCCCTGCGTTGATGGCGGAGGAGATGGAACGGCAGGCAGGAAACCGGCTACTGGAGTACGGCTGTCAGTTGATTAACCTGCCCGGGTTTAATCTGGAGCGCCTGAATATCCGGTTAGAATGGCGACAGGAGGCCATAGACCTGATGTGTGGTATGGCCTGTAAGACTGGTAAAATTAAATAACCGCCTATCCCGCCCTGCCCCCTGGGACTGCATCCTGGGGGGCTTTTTTATTAGTCTAGTACGTATTGCATCCGTTTCCGCCCGCCTGTGCTTGTTTCTTCCATGTGCAGGGACTGAGATTGGATGAGGTGCTCGATTATTTCGTCTAGTTCCCGGGCTCTCATCTTACTTTTTTTGACGAGCGTCCAACGTTCCATTTTTCCGCCGGCACGGGACAGAATTTGTCTCACCCGTAATACCTCGCCGTGAAATCTGTTTTGGCTCACGTTATCGCCCACTAGCCTAATCATGCGCCGGGTGAGGTATTCGGCTAGGGCATAGCCCCAGGTGGCGGCGGGAAGGTCAATGGCGGGGCATTCCGGGTCCACGGATATGGCGTATAGCAGGGCGAGTTTATCGGCGTTTTGGGCTGTCCGGGTCCACAGTGTGGCTAACGGACTGTCCGCCATGGACTGTATTTCCTGGTCCTCTTTGCGTACAAAATCGAGGGCGAGGGCCTGAGCGTCCCGGGACACCTTGATTGTTCGGGCTTCGGGGGCCAGATTACCGCCACCGGGGTTGTAGGCGCCCCACCATTTAGCCCTGTCCAAGATGTCCCCGGGTATATCCCGTTCCGGGAGTATACGCCGTTGCGGGTGTACCCCATCCACGTCAAAAATCAGGGTGCGGGCCAGAAACCCATCCGTGACGGCCTCTTCTGTGAGCCCCTCATATAGAGATGTGGGGACTGTGGTCCCGTGTATGATTGCGTGCGGGTCCTGGATGCGCTGGCCGCCTTTTTCTTTGTCTGCATACCTGTCCGTTTCGTAGAGGCTGCCGGATGATGTGTACAGGGTCAACAGTTTACTGATTATTTCGTAGGCGTAGGGATTTTTTTCCGGGTTTTTTGTGGCCTTTAGGAACCGCCCGAACTCATCCAGTTGGAATAGCAGTGCGGGATTGACTACCAGTGCGTTGACCAGTGCGGACCCGGACTTAATGCCTTCAGCGTGGAGATGGGACAGACCTGCCTCTACCAGGATGCGCCTGGTGAGTGACCGGGCGTGCTCTTTGCCGGCGCCTGACGGGGCGACGCCGCACACCATTATATTAGGGCGTGTACCGTAGATTGTTTTGATTTTGCGAGCGCACAGGACGGCTTGTAATGCCAATGCGCCGGCCAGGGCCAGCAGGGGCTGTGGTTTAGGGGCTGTATCCAGGTTAAATTTTATTACCTGCCCCATGAATCCCCCTGGATTTAGCAGGGTATCGGGTATGGGTGTTTCAATGGGTTTCGGGTTAAATTGCGCCAGGAATGGCTGCAGGTCCACCCCGGGCGCCATAGTGATGGACGTCCCGCCATAGGACTGATATCCCTGTCTGGCAAGGGCCTGTGCCGCGGCCCGGGCATCCCCATCATGTTCGAGCAGGGTGTATGCTCCGAATGCGCTGTAGCCTTTATTGGCCTCAAAGGGCTGTGCGTTGGAGCTGAACACATAGAACACATCCCCATTCCATGTGGCACTGTGGTTTCCGCCCTCTTTCCCCGGACGGCGCCAGAGTTGGTTCCCCTGTGTCTCACCAACGGGTTGCCACCCATGGTTGGTGAGCAGTTCCGCGAGGTCACCCCGCTGGTTATAGATATCTCCCGGTTTATTCCCGGGAATATCCTGTTTGATGGTGTGGACTTTTTTCGGGGGTGTCACCTTGGGTCCTGCCAGGGTCTCTAACAGGTCCTGTGACACGGGGACTAGCGGAAAGGGTGCGTTGATAATAGCGGCTTTACGGTGGGGCCTGTCCGGGAGGTTATCCCCCTTACGGTTCCATGTGCCCGGGATACGCACAATCCGGGCAGCGTTGGCAACAGCGGTGTCAATATGCACCGTGTCCGTGTCAGCCATGGACGCGCAGGATTTCAGTATGCGATGTACCAATCCCCCGTCATCCGCGGGCAGGTCTACCCGATACAGCAGGTAGAAACCATTGCCACTGTCCACCTCGATGGGTTCCGGCCAGCCGCGGGCGGCTAGAGTGTTACGCAATCCTGTAGCAACGGTGTGAGCGTAATCCTTTTCGGCCTGGGTAGCCGATATGCCGGATGGCCTGTCAGGGTCCACGTCAAGAAACAGCCACTGTCGTCGCAAAATGTCGCCATCACTGGTTGCGGCGCCACGCTGTGCGGCTGTGAGGCGTTTGTTTGCCCTGGCGAGCAATGCAGGGGCCACCGGGTTGATAGTGGCGTATACGCCTGAGTACATAGCCAGGGCTGATATTGCTGCGGGGACATCCTCAATGCTGTCGTAATTAAAATACCCAGCCTCCGTATGTGGCGTGCGCCACCCGGGGACGGTGGCGCCCAAGGCCCGGACCTCGAACGTGTCGCCGGGGCGGAACAATAGACGTAATGCGTTTTCCATTTTGCAGCCTTATTAAAATGGTATTTCTTCCTCATCTTCATCCCAACTTATTTCTTTTTCTTGGCTCTGACCCACCAACGCCATTTTTGGAATGGGTCCCAGCACATAATTTATAATCCGTGGGAACGGTTCCCCGGCTACGGTGCGTACCGTGATTTGTGCGGGTGTCGCTAGTGCCCCTGTATTTGCCAGTTTAACCGCCTCACCGGCGGATATCGGTGGTGGCACGCTGGACCGTTCCTTCCACCACTTTTCAAAACGTTCACGCGCCCAGCCCGTATGTTCCGGGCATACCCATTCCGAGATAAAATTGACACCGACCTGATATTCGATGCGCATTGTTTGAGGAGTCCCCGCATTAGCGCCTTTTTTGGTATGGGGCGTATAAAATACGTCTGTCACCTCGTAGGTATTTTCAAGCACATCCCCGGATAGGATGGGTGTCCCGTCCGCCCTGTACCCATGTATTTCCCGTGCCAGAGGGGGGAGTGCTGCCCCGCAATCTGGACAGATTTGATACGCGGCGTGTATGAGTGATCCGCAATTCGGGCATTCCTTGACGGGGGATTCGCTACCATTGTTTCCTGCCCGTTTGCCCCGTGGAGTCACGGCATCGACAGGCCCGTGCCGGATAATATTTTGACCGTAGTCCAAAATCAGGCAATATTCTTTGCCCGGATGTGTTCGTGTTCCGCGTCCGACTACCTGTACATACAATCCTGTCGAGGCTGTGCTAAAGAGCATGACGACGGTATCAACGCAGGTCGCATCGAAGCCCGTCGTAAATACGCGCACATTGACTAAATATTTCAGGGGCGGATGCGTCTCTAACAGGTCGCCAGTAGGAATGCCCTTAAAGCGTTTTACGATTTCCGCACGTTCCAGGGCTGGAGTATCTCCGGTTACCAGTCCCACTTCCTGTTGCGCCATTTCGGTCAGGCATTCAACCACATGTTTGGCGTGCAATACACTGGCTGCAAACACCAACACGCTTTTCCGGTCCCGGGTCAATTCAACAATTTCCTGGCAGGCTGACCTGACCAGATTCTTCTTGTCGAACGCTTCTGCCATCTCGACCGGCAGGAATTCGCCGGCGCGTATGTGTACATTAGACAGGTCTGCTTTCGCCTTGCCGTTCTTTGATTTCAGGGTGCAGAGATACCCTTGGTGGATCATTTCCTTCAGACCCGCCTCATAACAGATGTCGTTCAGTATATTCTCCGGTGCGCATATTTCACCGCCCCGCAATCGGTATGGCGTGGCCGTTAATCCGATGACGCGCATGTGCGGATTGACAACCTTGGCATCCGCCAAAAATTGCCTGTACATACCCTCGCCATCTAATGGGATAAGATGCGCCTCATCAATGATGACCAAATCAAACGGACCCAATTCACCCGCCCGCTGATACACGGATTGAATACCGGCAACAATCACCGGGGCATCCGTATCCCGGCTGTTCAGGCCAGCAGAATAAATGCCCACATCAATGCCTGGCGCATGTAACATAATCTTCTCGTGATTCTGTTCCAGGAGTTCCTTGACGTGGGCCAGGACGAGGACGCGCCCGCCCCACTGTTGGACAGCATCAGATACCATCTTGGCGATCACATAACTTTTACCGGTGCCTGTCGGCAGTACAATGCACGGGTTATCGTTTCGTGTGCGGAGATATCGGTAAGCCGCCTCGACTGCGGCCTGCTGATAGGGGCGTAGTTTATTCATACGCATTTACCCTTATGATGACCAACCCCGGGGGCATAGGCTCGCGCATCCGGCACTCGAAGCATTTTATCTGGCTGTCGTCCTTATACAAACCGCCATCCTGTAATGCGTCCCACAGGGCCTTCTGCACGTTGTCAATATCGCGTCGGCGCTTGTCAGGGGGATACAGTTCTACACGGAGATGTACATTGGTTAGTAGTTGCCTGACGTGCGCCTGTCGCAAAATCCAACCAACGCGCTCCCGGTACTCGCGGCCCTCGCGGCTGATAATGGTACGCCCGCGCACATTCCGGTAATAGTGGTTGATAGATGGAGGCCAGGGTAATTCGAATTCCTGCATGGGGATTCCTTGTGCGGGGGTCACCAGTGTGACCCCCGCTTTTCCGGGATAACAACTAGCGCTGCCAGGGGGGGGTGTCAACCACGGACTGAGCCGAGGATACTGCCGGCGGCGCCAGCAGTGCCTCCTTGGCCTCGAACCCGGTGACCTCGTTCTGTATGGTGCCCGTATCTTCGCGAGTCTTGCACTTGACGTGGATGACCAGGGGCAGGTTATGCAGGGCCGCGCTGTCCCGAAACGTCATCACGCCGACGGCGTGCGCGATTGCGGACAATTCACGGCGGGCAATCTCGGAGGCCGTCTGGTTCTGGTTCAGAATGTTCAGTTGTGCCCAGCACTTGCGCCCGCGATAAGGACCGTCAACAACCTCAAACGTGAGCTTGAGGTATTTGCCCAGTCCCGATTTCGCGTTCTTCATTTCACTGTCCGTAATTTGGGCCAGGTACTTACCCGCGGGAAGCGGTTCCAGGGGGCGGGAGGGATCAATCGTCTTTGCGTCAAACATTACACCTAGGTCTGCCATTGTAAGAGTGTCCTTTCTTTTGTTAGGCAACTTTTTTCACGCCGTCACCTATGGCGGCGATGAACGAATTCCAATTAAAAGGGATGACCGGCGGCAGGCTGTAACGATTTTTCGCGACCGCCCTGTCCGTGTCAGCCGTGACAAGCACCCGCTGTTTGTCCGCGCCCATTCGGGCGAGACAGATAAAATCCGACCATTCGATAAACACGCTCAGATAGTCATCAGGAATGTCGGGGGTCGTTTTCTCCACAGTGACCCCGTCAATGTCCGTGATGTCGGTCCGCTTGGCATGTGCCAACAGGATAAGGGCAATGCCCTTCTCAATAATGCGGTTGAATTGAGGCAGCAATGCAGCATACAGGTAGTTTTTAAGCACCTGTTTCCCATTACCGTAACCACCGTGCGACTTATTCAGCGTCTTGTCCAGGGTTTTCTCCCCGGGACCACACCCGGAGACATGTTCCTCCAGCCGGCGCAGCAACCAGTCCAGGGAATCAATGCAGCCAACCCGGTAAGGATGCTGTTCCTTCTCAAGCCCGGTCAACCATTCACTGATTTCCAACCAGGTGGAGAGGTACGGAGTGCGATGGCAGGGCACGGTTCCCGCCCCGTTCTCGCAGTCAATGATCAGGCTGTCAGGCGCCATGGCGCCAAAGGTCGTTTTCCCTATTCCGGGCGGCCCGTAAATAATTCCCTTCGGGGGGCTGATGGAGGTGCGATCCTGCACCATGTTAAAAATTCCGCTCATACGTTTTCCTTTCTTAAATTGTTTCAAACACGCGCAACGTTTCGTAGCCGGTTGGCCACTTGTTTTCAGTGCGACAATACAAATACAGGTCCATTGATATTTCATTTTCACCCCGGGCCGCGTCCAGAACATCCTGGGATACCTTCCATACGCCGGTCCGGTGCGGCTCCTTTTTTTCCACGGCAATCATGTACACGTCTTCCTTTTCCCCCTCCGGATGGGCCGAGATGACGGACTGGTAGAACGCCAACTGGTGTGCATACCCGTACCGCCGCGCATCGGCCTCGAACCAGGTAAGGTCGTCGCAGGTTTTCAGGTCCACAATGCCGGCCATGGGGTTGAACCAGTCCACTCTGCATTGGCAATCCACACCGACATATAGTGCCCTGCACACCTGTTCCGCGGCACCGTGAGCCAGCAGGTTGTTGGCTATGGTGTGATTACGGACTGAGGTTGCCAGAATCTCGATGGCAGCGAAATCGGCATCAGAAATAACGGGTTTCCCAATATCCTTAGCCCATTCGGCAAACGCCTGGGTTGCAGTCCCGTATGGCTTGCCCGTCTTTGGATTGATCGGCCCGCCTACAGCAAACGCTTTATCGAACGCCTCCCGTCCTTCAAGGACCAAGCAATGCGCAGCCCGTCCCAGCAGGTAGGCAGGACGCTCTTCCTCGACAATCAACCCGTGCGTCTTTTTATAATAGAGTTCCGGGCACTTCCGAAAATCAGCCAACAGATGGCTGGACAGATACTTGCCTGATAGTGATTTCTCGTGATATTCGTGTTCGGATTCTGTCGTGAAAATCATTTCCGTTGGTCCTTTCTGCATTCAAAAAACTCGCCACACCAACTGTTGGGACTCACCTCGGGAAACGCATTTCGGACTGCCCCTCCCAATTTGGTTACATACATCGCCTTAGGTGGAAACCGCCGGCAGAGGCCCAATATACTGCCATCTGGAAGATAATGATCATTCTCTCTGCCTGTGTGTTCCTGGTAAAAACGGCACTTACTACAACTGTTCATTTTAGGGTCCTTTCTGTTCTTTGTTTGCCTTGTTATTCAAACACCGCCTTGATTTACAACCCCGCCCGTGCGAGCCGCTCTTGTGCGGCCCTAAGCCGTTGCGCGAGGGTCATGTACTCATCCATCATTCCGTCCCCTCCGGGTATTTGTGCGATTTAATGGTTGAAGTGAACGCCGTATGGTTAATGGTTACTTTAGGTTCGTCGTGTTTTTCGATGAACGCGAGTATGGCGCTTTTCAGGGTGTTTAGGTCCGACATCAGAAGGTCCATTTCACCTGCATTCAGTTTTTTATGTACTGACGTTAATTTATACAGTGAACCCGTATCGGGCCACACAGTAGGTATAGTCTCTGTGACCTCGACCTGCTCCCAGAAGTCCGGGTGCTGGCCGCACCAGTTTATTTCTTCTGTTTCTTGCCAATCACACAATTCACTTGCAGATTTAGGGCGACATTGGCCTATACCGTGCATTATTTTTTTCCAGTACGGGCAGTTCCCGCACTTCGCATTAGGGTTGCGTTTCATGATTCGTTCCTTTCCTTGGTTGTGTTTCTATTCGCCGCGTCCGGCGCGTGCAGTTGCGGCAGGTCATTGGGCGGCCTCCATGTCAGTTGTCAAGGATTGCTTGACAACTCGATTATTCCAGCGGTCTTCCAGTAATTCCTTGTCACTGCCCAGCATTTCCACTCCACACACAGAGCAGCGGACAATATGTGTGGGCCACGATTCGCCGATCTGTGAGCGGATAGGCCGACCTCCGCAAAACGGGCAGGGCAAAAGTTTTGGGGTGGTCATTGTCCAGTCTCCTTAATTATCAGGGCTAGTCCAGCGGCAAAAATAATCCAAGATACATGTATCATTGCGCGTCCTTTCGTGATCTCAGCCACTCAGTGATAATTATTTCCGTGATTGATTCCCAGTCGTCCAAGTCTGTGATCTTGCGTTTGCCCTCGGCGACGTCCTCGAAAAAACTTACAGGCACGAGGTGCACTCGTTTTGTTTTTGGCGTCTGGATGATCATGGTGGATCGATAATCGTCGATATCGATAATCATAAATTCTCCTTGTCAGTTGTTAAGCAATCCTTAACAACTGGCTGTAATTTGCGCATCGCCTCAACAATAGATTTTGCCAAAGCGATCGACTCGTCAATCCCCCGCTGATTAACTTCCGGTTTGGCAATGGTCGTATCGCCCGTAACAATATCTCGCCCCGTCAATCGCATTTGATTGACGCGGGCGGTCTGCAAAATATCCCGCCTCGCTTGCCGCAATAGCGCCATGGCTTCCGTCAGCGCGGCGCGTGTATTCCAGCGTTCCGTCAAATCATGCTTTGAGTCGCCTTCCATTTCGCAGCCGCAATTATCGCAGCGCAAACTGTAGGTGATCATCGTCACTCCCCATTGTGCCTCGGTTGGTCGCGCTCCGCAAAACGGGCAGGGCAAAAGTTTTGGGGTGGTCATTGTCCAGTCTCCTTGGCTGCAACAACACGCGTAGTCAGATATCCACCACATTCCCGGCAAACAAAAGTCGCCCTCGTTCAGGGCATAGTTTATGTTTGCGTCTGCACGGCAATAGTCATCCAGTTCGGCCGTCAGTTCCGCGACGCGGGCCGTGAGTTGGGCATTAGCGATTGACAGATCCGACATCCTTTGACGCATATTTTCAGGAGTAATTCCTGCAAATACACCAGTCCACCTATTTAATTCTTCTTGCAGCCGCTCGATTTCGTCCAGCAGCGCGGGCGCGTGGTTGCGGAGCAGGGGGATAAGACACGAATCAGCAAATGCACGTTCTTCTGTATCTTGTCGCATATAATTTCGGAGGCCACCGTCATACCAGTAACGCACCCCCTGACCAAGATCACATATACATGAATCTTCATCATCACACCAGACATTAAACGTACCCTTGCGCCACGGTCCCGGCGTTGCCTGCTCCAGCGCCTGTCTGATTTTGTTAATCGTTTCCTGATTCATTTGATCTCCTTTCCATGTCATGCATATCGTATTTTCAGTACGGGCAGTTGCCGTAGGTCGCGTTTTCATTGCGTTTCATGTGTTGTCCTCCTGTGTTAGTATTTCCCATGCGAGTGCAGCCACTGCCGGAACTTGTCCGTTGCCAATGCACTTAAGTCGGTCCACCCGAGCGGCCACCCTATGAGCCACTCGACCCACGTCGGGTTCAGTTGTCCACCATGTACAGCGTTCGGCAGACAATCTGTTGTGTTTCCATAATTGCCCCGCTGTGATTTCCCCTTCCAGTCTCGACTCTTCGGTGTTGGGAAAGCCGTCGCCGCACCCGCTAACAGTAGTTCGTTTTTGCGATTTCCGCCCCTGCTTGTTTGCCCCCCCGTTGCACAGGCAACTGTCGGTGTCGGCCACATCCGCACAGCACCGCCCAGAGTTGTCCCGCGCTTGTCCTTGCCCTTGATTTGGGGATTGTCCTGTGTTGTCGGAGTTGGCCACAATCCAGATTCGGTCCCGCTTGTGGGGAGCGCCAACGTGGTGCGCTCCGATAATACCCCATCGCGCATCATACCCCATTTCGGCAAGGTCACCGAGGACTCTGGTAAGTCCTCTTGAAATAAGCATTGGTGAGTTTTCCACGAATGCGTAGCGGGGTCGTACCTCACCGATAATTCGCGCCATTTCGGTCCAGAGTCCGCTTCGCTCGCCGGTAATTCCTGCGCCTTTTCCGGCTGCGCTGATGTCTTGGCAGGGAAACCCGCCAGATACCACATCAACAATTCCGCGCCACGGTCGTCCGTCAAAACTGCGAACGTCAGACCAGATTGGGAAAGCATTGAGGCATCCATCGTTTTGTCGTTGCGCAAGAACGAATGCGGCATAGGCATCACATTCAACTGCGCACACGGTTCGCCATCCAAGCAGTTTGCCGCTGAGTATGCCTCCACCAGCGCCCGCGAAAAGAGCCAGCTCATTCATCGTTCTCCTCTCCCTCCGTGAGCTGTTCCACAATTTGCCCGCCGCAGTACGGGCAATAGCGCGTGTCATTGTCCACCAGCCCGCCCTCTGTAAATTCCCACAGGTGGCCGCACGCGGTGTGATATGCGCCGGTGTATTCGTCCTGCCTCCACGCACACTTGTGGGGCTGCGCCTCCTCCCTCGCCACGAACGCGGGGCAGGCGGGCAGGTCTACAGCTATCGCAGGCCATATCGCGGCGAGGCGGCAATAGGTTTGCCACACCCCCGGCGAACGCTGGGCGTCGCCTCGCCACGCGCACTTGCCGCAGGTGCGCCCGCGCCAGAGGGTGTTGGTTTCGTTGTTGTTCATGTGTCCGTCCTTTCTGCCCATACCGGGCTGAGGCCGTTGACGTCCACCAGTTTCGCGCCGCACACCGGGCACATTGCCCAGGTGTTGTCATCCGTCATGTCGGCGGCGGTGTTGGCTGTTGTCACCTGCCGTCCGCATATCATGGGGCAGCCGCAGCCGACGCAATACCGCGCGACGGGGCCGGGGTTCTGCCATTCCATAGTCATTCCTTTCATATTGTCTTCTTTCGAGTTGTTCGGGCGTCATTTGTCCGCCCAGTTACAGTCACAGTAGGTGTGCGTGTCGTTGCCCCGCGTCACCTCGGCCCACACCAGCCGGGGCGTTGCCTTCGGCTCCCGCGCGTCCTTCCACGGGTTCCACGGGCCTTGGTGGTGTTCCGGCGGATCCCACCGCGCCGCGTGTTCACTCCACATAATCTGCTTCTTCGTTTCCGTTTCCATTTTTGTCCCTTTCAGTTTCTACATTTCTAAACTCCAGCCGAGGCACATCACTCCGGTGTATCTGATTCGCAAAGTCAAGGCAGGCACTCCGCGCCGCAACATATTCAGGATCATCGCAATCCAGTGCGCAAGCATGATACATGAGTTGCACGGCTATTTTTTTATCAACGCGCACACCAAGCGAACCACAACAGAGTGGCCAGCAAGAAAAATCAATGTTCGCGTCGTACAGGTTCGCGTAGCGCAGGTTCGCGCCGCGCAGGTTCGCGCGGCGCAGGTCCGCGCCGGTCAGGTGCGCGTCGTGCAGGTTCGCGCCGTGCAGGTTCGCGTCACGCAGGTCCGCGTCGTGCAGGTTCGCGCCGCACAGGTTCGCGCTGCGCAGGTCCGCGCCGTGCAGGTCCGCGCTGGTCAGGTTCGCGCGGCGCAGGTCCGCGCCGGTCAGGTGCGCGTCGTGCAGGTTCGCGCCGTGCAGGTTCGCGTCACGCAGGTCCGCGTCGTGTAGGTCCGCGCCGCGCAGGTCCGCGTAGAGCAGGTTCGCGCGGCGCAGGTCTAGCCATTCGTCATTCGCCAGCACACCCGCCGCTCGCGCTGTGTCCCATGTCCATGTCGGTTCCATTCGTTTCCCTCTCGTATTTGTCAATCCACTCTTCCAGTTTGGCCAATACGTTCAATCTGTTTTTTGTCCCAGCGCTGGTGGCGCCGCGTGATGCATACGACCGGCTCCGGGATCAATCCTTTCTGCCGCCACTTTTTGGCGGTCTCACCGTTGGTGTATACGTCAGTGCGGCCATTACCGCGTCCAGGTCAAAACGCTTCGACCGCGCCCCGCCTACATACGGCAACTTGCCCTCCAGCACCCACCGCCGCACCGTGGCGGGGCTGACATGCAGCCGGTCGGCTAATTCGTTGGCTAATTCTGTTGTAGTGAGTAATGGCATGTTTTATACGTGTCCTGTCGGTTGTAATGTGGTATAATGCGTTGATATGTGCATCTTTATAGCACAAACAGTGTTGTTTGTCAAGAACTTTTTTGTTTACTGTTAGCACAAACGTTAAATTGCTGTTGAATAACGACTTAAAGGAGTGTAAAATGACGCCATGTTGTACTCAGAAAGGAAAGAAACAGTACGTCTCGCGCTACTTTGCGCTATTGAAAAGCGCAAGGGAGGTGAAATTGCACGGGACATAGACGCACCCCGGTCGTCTATACATACCTACGCAAAACAGGGGGTGGCCGGTCCAGAGATTGTTGAATCTGTTGAGACCTGGCTTCAGACCCACGGCTACCTGGAGGGCGCCCCCGTGCAACCAGCGCCAGACCACCCACCTGAACCCTGGCTACTCCTCGCCCGTGACCTCTACGCCCTCGCGGACATCCTCCAGTCCATGGTATTAGGATGCTTTCTTTTTGGGCCACCGCTTCTCATACAAATTGTCGTAGAGGCGCTTGAAGTCAGAAAAGTCATACCCTTTTGGTACAGTAGTGGTTCGCTTCCATTGCGTGTATGCCTTGCGTGGATTAATTGCCTTGGGCGAGTCGGCCTCACGGATATAGTCCGAAATGAAGTCTTTGGCTGAAACGACTGTACGAGCGCGTTCCCGGTCTACCGGCTCTGGCGCCTCTTGCTTTTCTGCTGTTCGGACAAACCGTCGCATAGCCGGCTTAATGATGGGCAGGTCGCGTATGTCGCGGGGCCGCACCTCGAACGGACGCTCGAAGCTGCCGAACGTACTGCCACCGGTCTGGTTCCAAGCCCACTTGGCAAATTCCTGGGCGGACCGGAACCCACCGGCCCGGAATACCTGCTCGTCAATGGCGGGGCGCCCGCGGAAGAAATCGTATGGGTTCTGGCCGAGGGCATACTGCAATGCCGCTCTGCCGAGGTCCAGCCATGGGTTCAGGCTACCAGGTTCCATCGGAATGGCACCCATAATTACATTTGCAAGTTTTCCAATAGTCTTGTCTTTACTGCCAAACAGATTCCAGATAATGCCGTGTATCAATTCGCCCATGTAGTCTTGTGGCAAAGGAATCCAGGTAACCTTAGACCCATCCCAAGCCACTGGAAATACGTGTCTCCTGGTCTTTTCCCAATCAGGTATGGCGTTAAAGGCGTCCCGGTAATCCTTCAATTCTTTGTCATCGTCATCATCTCCACCCCATTTAAGCCACGCCATCATGAGCGATGGAAGAACTGTATAGGCCATGCGCCGTAAGATATATCGCGTCGGATTAGCCTTAAAAGCTCTTGCGGACGCTTCTAATCCTTGTACCTGCATATTGCTGTATAAGAAAATTGCGTTTGTCCACTTAGTATACTTGCCGCGTGCCAACGCATCTGGCGTGCTGACAATACCCCGCATAATCTGACGCATGTCATGCTCACCCACCAGCCCCTTGCGCTGCATGTACTCGTAGCCGGCGAGTTTTCCCCATACCTCTACCATTTGGTTAAAGTCGTGGAATATCGCACGGGCACCCTTTTTGAAAACGTTTTCAAGTTTATCAGGCGACAGCGACCATTCCGCGACCATGCGATCATATTCGTCCACTCCGGTCACATCCCGTGCAGACCACTGGCGATCAGCAATGACTAATCCTTTTTCCAAGAGTTCTCGCATCAGCGGCGTGGAATGTTTTTTGAAAGCATGTTGATATGCGTCCCGTAGAGTCTTAGCATACGAAACACTCAGTTCCGGCAATAATGTGACTTCTGACAGCCCGCCCTTGGTAGGAATCTGGTGTAATGTAGTACGAAAGTCGCGTTGTACGTTCCACATAGAAAAAAATGGGTTGTTGGTGGTGAAAATGCTTTTCAATACCCCTGTCATGCTCGACAGTGCCTCGAAAATTATATCTGCCTGCGCTGGGTCATGCTTGAACAGGTCCGCAATCTCACGGCGTACATACACGCCCTGACGTTTTCCGTCCTCGCTGTACTGGACCAGCCCCCACCGCTCTGTATTTTCCGGCTCGACAGGGACATGTGTCTTGGTGTTTGCGTCCCATCGCGTCTTCGCGGGCTTGATGTTCGCCTGGTCAAACTGGCCCATCTGTTCCACCATGGTGCGCTTTGCAATATTGGTCAATGCTGCCATTAATAACGCGGCGTCCTTGCGCACTGTGGCAAAAAACGGGTTCATGGTAGCCTCGGCGGTTCCTATCTGCCGGCGGATCGCTGCGCTGTAGTCGGTACCGCCATGATACGCCTCGAAATACTTGGCTACACTGAAGGTTGCGTATTCGTCATTGTTCTCGATGTACTCCATCAATTCTTCGCTAAATAACCGCGACTCTTTCAGCAGCGGGATGACGTGTCGCTTGCGGATGTCCCATGCGGCCTGGGCAGCCTGTTCAATGGCTCCATACGCTTCATCGCCCAGCCGCTTACGCATGGCGTCAAGAGTCGCCTGCGCATCCTCACCGCGCACCAGGCCGGGATTGGCCATGTCCTTCCGTTCTCCCGCAGCCCTACGCAACCCCAAAAACGCGCCAAACTCTTCCCACTTTACCCCAGCCTTTGTCAGCACGTCCGCAATCTGTTCTTTTACATCGCGCTGGTACTGGGTCAACAGTGCCGGCGCATAGTTGATGTTCTTGACTGCCTGACGTGCCTCCTGGTTGGGCAGATATACGGTCACGTCGGCAAGATTGTAGAGGATACTGTTCATCACCTCTTTGGGCGTCTTCGGGATGCGGTCGCCCATGGCCCGCTTGATGGCCTTGTCGCGCACCTCGGAATCCCGGGCATTCATGGCAATGGCACGGTCCAGCCATTCATCCGGACTTTTCCCCGCGTGCAGTTCCTCCTGGATGCCTCGGTACAGGTCCGCCATCGGCTGGTGCTTGTCAAAGAAGTTCATCAACGCATCGTAGAATTGGGGTGCCTTCTCAGCCAGCATGTCCGGGGCGTTCAGAAGTACGGATATCGCGTCAGCGTAGAGTTCTTTGCCTGAACGTCGATACTTGCTGTGACTGTCCTCGCCACGCTCATCGAAGTCGCCTTTCCACAACTTGGACAAGTGGATCAGTTCGGTGCGGATGCCTGGGGTATCCAACACGTTTCCTGCACTATACAGATTTCTGTTTTCTATTTCATCGCTCAAGAGTCTCCGGTAAATGGCATAGCGCTCTTTGAAATATTCTATGCGTTCTTTTTCTTTGTCAAATTTTTTGCTTGCTTCTATCCCCGCCTCTGTTTTCAAATCTCTTTTTATTTGTTCCGTTATCGAGGCATTGCCCGTGGGGTCCAACGTCCCCTTCAAATAATTCGACAATTTCGCAATCCTGCCCAGCAGGTTGCCCCGCGCCATATCCTTGTCCGGCAACCAGTCATCCGCATGGCCTATTTCATGGGCTAGTGTCTTGCCCACATACCCATGATCCCGGATATACGTCACCGTCACATACCCATTTCCCTCGCGGCGTGTCTGGATGACCAATTCATCTTCGGATACGCCATGCTCTTGGGCCATGTTCGCTTTGTGCTGGTTGATCTGCTCTTCGGTGGGTTTCTTGCCGCTGTAAGCGTGGTGGATGTCAGGACCGATGAACAGGTCCGCCTTCAAGGCAATAGTGTTATCCAATTTGCCCGGCTGGAAGAATCCCCGCATCTCACCGCCGAACCGTTTCGGCATCCGTCGCCGTATCTCCGGGTGCTTGTCAAGCATACCCACCATCAGCCGGTCCAGGTCGGGCAGTGAGAGGGGCCGCGGGTCGGCGTCGGGAGAGTCCGTGGAGTACCGGATGTCCGGGTTGGTTGGGTCGAACGCGCCCGTGTTCCCCGTGGCGGACTTGATCTGGGTGGGATTTAAGGCAACTATTTCTACCTGAGACTCCCATACCTTTGGATTGCCCTTCGGTTTAGAATATACAATAGGACCAGTAAGCCCAGTATGGCGAACCTCTTGAAGTAGGCGGTATATTTCTTTTTCTTGTGGTGCGTAGTAATCGCCTGTTTCACTATCTATTGCATCAAAGATTATCCCATCATAACCGTTGTCAACAAGATATTTTAATACAGCATTACCGTCTTTTTCAGAGTCTACAAAATTTCTTCTAGTTACAAAGGCAGGGTTCTTTATTGACAAGTAAACAGGCATAATCTGTTGACCATAATCACCTTGGCTATAAAACCCTGCTGTTTTTGATGAAGGAGTAAAAAAGAACCCTAGTTTTGTAGCACCAGGGACAAGACGGGACCACTTCTTCTTAAACACTGTGAAGTTAGTACCAGCTGTCCCGTGATACACCCTCAGCGGCTTACCGTTCTCGTCCACGACCTTGCTGTTGCCGAACCATCGCTTAAACTCCGGCGTGTCGAGCTGCGCCGTGCTGTACCGCGTGGCGCCCCGGATGGTAGCGGACTTGATGGGCACCCCGCGCTTCTCCAATTCCTGCCTCAAGGACGGTGTTATGCGTTCTTCTGGAACCGTCACATCCTCCCCCTCAAAAGTCTTTGCAAGAATATCAGCCACTTCACTATCAGGTACTATGCGGGTAACCTTCGCATAGCGGGATAGGATTACCTTACGCTGTTTCGGGGGAGAGAGCTGTTTATCTACTGGTCCTCGCGGCCATTGTGCATAGCCAACAGGTTTCACGGCCTTCTTCGCACGATACCCACTGGTAAGTTCAGTCTTGGGTATCTCCACCTCGACTGTGACCAGGTTGTCGCGTGTACTGGCTGAAGCCCACTGGTCATTTAATGGGCTTGTAGACGTGTGAAAATAGGGGTTATAGTCAACAGGTATTTTTGATGACTTGTTCGCTTTGTCAAGCGGATATTTTCCGTCAGGCCCTATGAGTTCTGGGTTTTCATCTGCCTGTTCCCATTTACCAATCTCAGTCGGCGCACGCAATTTCCCTTCCACCTTTGCGCTCATGGGCGGATACAGTTTCCCGTCAATCAGTTGCATTCCCCGGAACACTTTGATTTTCTCGCCAGATTCAAGTTCATTGATAAGGTCGGTGTCTGTTATCGTACTGTACCCTATCGTCCCTTCATGGTCTTTGATCCACTGTTCCGCTTCCTTCGCCGTCTTGAACACGCCGCGCCGTTCCGCTGCGCCCAGATAATCTTCTGTGTTGGAGGTTTTGTCTGTGATCCATTCACCCCGTGGCATCTGTTCCGCTACAATCCACGGGCGAGACGGTGACATGGCCGGACGTTTTTCGATGCGGAAATTCTTACCCACATCCTGTGGACGATACGTTGGCTTTGGAAATGTGCGCGTATCTTCTGGATAGAAATTTTTACTGTCGTCCTTAAGATAGGCGTCTGCCGGATTCCACTGTGCGCCCTCTTTCGCCGTCGAGAACAGCGTCCCCTCGTCCAGCCCCTCTGTATCCAATTTTGTACTGTACTGCGTCCCCTCACGACGTGCATCCGCAATAATAGCATAAGCATCTTTAACTTCCGATATATCACGAATGGGCATGACAACAGCGACAGACCCGTTATCGCCTTCCAGTTTGATTGGGATGCTGTCAATCTTTTCCCCTTTATATACGTTAAGCGTTATCGTTTGCGCACCTGACGCCAGCATCGAATCTATGGATTTGCTTATTAGATCGGGGTCTACTGTTACCATGCCTTTGTCAGTAAATATGTAGGCCAGACTCCCGTATATCTTTGCTCTGCTATGGACAAAGTTGTTTTTCTTAATGTTTTTATTAATCTGGCTTGCAACTTTTAACTTCCTACGAACAGAATCCAAGTCCCAGTTGACCGGCTCCATATTCTTGCTTGGAATAACTGCATCTACATTAGGAAATGTTCCGTCAATCGTATCGCCAACGTTCTGAGTCGCAAGTTGATGAGACACAACAATACGGCTTTCACCTTCCACCTTATGAGGGACAACAACCATGTGTCGCCCGTCCGTTGCGACTAATCGCTGGTTCTTTGCATCATGGAACACGCCGTTTAAGTTGCGTCTTGTTTCGTCACGTGATGCGTTCTGGTCCAACGTCTTAATCATGTCACTAGCTGGCTTAACAGGCTTTACTTTTATCTGTTCTCCTGTAATTTCACCTTGCAGAAAACCAAACAGTTTTGCGTGTTCTCTCTTCAACGCTCCCCGTTCAGCGAGATTCATTCCGATTGTGTTCAGTTCCTGTTCGGATATAGGACCGAACCATTCACGACCTATACCATCTTCTGCAAAATCAGTTTTTTGTAGCCTTGATTTATGGGCAGGTACAAGTTCGTTCCACTTTTTCAAAAACGCATCGGCCTTGGTATTGGTCTCCCCTGTAGACCATTCAGGCCCCGTGCGTTCAGGCATTTTTATTTCTATACGTTCGCTTTCCGGTTCTTGCCTTTGTTCCTTACTTAAACGTGCCTCGCGTATGCGCTTGCGCAGTGTCGGTGCATTACCTTTCTTACTGACCAACAAGCCTTCGCTGTCAATCAAGGCTTTCAGTTCTTTGGCAGGCATCCCCTCTAATGTATCTGCTGGTGTAGGTTCTGCTGTTGGCTGTGTGGCTGTAGGTTCTTTAACTTCCGGGAATATAGCACGCAAGCGGTCTGCGACAGGGGTCTTGCCATCAGGCATCTTGTATTGAAGTGCTTCTTCATATGTTTTGTCTTGTTGCCGCGACGGGTGTTTTGGTGTAACCTCCTGGGTTACAGGTTCCGGCACGGGCGTCTTCCCGGACAACACATCCTCGCTGGTCACGGTCCCGGTCGGCTGCTGCTGGTCAATCTGGCGCATCTGCTCGCCTGCTCGGGCTGCCGTGTCGCTGATGGCGGGGGACGGCGCCGCGGGCTGCGGTTCAACCGTTAAGGATTCCTTAACAGTTGGCTGTAAGTCCGGGTAGTCCGCAAGCACTTCGGGGGGGACTGGCTTGCCCTCGGAAAGGGCAGTTTCGATGTGTTGTTTGTGTGCTTGTTCTACAAAGCGACGATTGTTTTCAAGAGTTATTCTTGCGTCTTGTTGTGATATATTCTTCTCTTCGTTGCCTTTTATACGACGCCATTGGTCTGCATAAAACTGTCCATACGTCATCTCCCAAGGCTTCTTTTCTGTAACCTCCTGGGTTACAGGTTCCGGCACGGGCGTCTGCTGTGCGGGTGCGGGCTGCTGCTGTTGTGGCGGCTGTTCCGTGAGCGGACGCGGCTCCTGCTCCACCGGCGTCACCACGGGGGCCTGCTCCGGCGCCCTAGCCCCTTGCGCCTTCTGCTGTTCCGGCGTCGTCTGCACACCCCGCGCCATCAGCTTACCAGAGTTCATTTCTCGGACTAACTGGTCAAAACTCTTGCCTGTAATGTTTCCGATAAAGTCACCCAACTGACGCCCGTACTTGTGTAACACCTTTTCTATCCCGGTGCCATACGTTTCCAGTCCCCTCTCGTATGCCTGCTGCTGTAGCGTCACATCCCGGGTGGCATTGGCAAACTTCTCTTCATTAAACGTCCCATCCTCATTCTGAAACGCCTTGGTCCGTTCGACCATCTTGTTCTCGCGGGCATTCAGAAAGAACCGCCGAATAAAGTGTGCCCTCTCGTGGAAGTTCACGCTGGTTACACGGTTCGGGTCCAGCACTTCCATCACACCCAGTACATTCGTCTCTCCGCCCGACTGAAACGTGATCATCCCCCCCGTGGAGAAGATGCCGGCATCTTGGGCTTGCTGCCGTGCCGCCTCAATCTGCTCCGTTGTGGCGTTCGGGTTGCTCATCACCTGTGCCGCAACCTGGGCCGCTGCCTGTTTTGCCGGGTCTGTGCTTTGGATATGATCCTCCGCTACAGATTGCAACCATGTGGCCGGGGAGTTTTGCCCATACGGGTCTGTCATCTGCCTGACAAGCGCGTGTTTCCCGTTAATTTCGTAGTCCCATGCGTCGCCCTCTTCGCCCGTCGTGGGGTCCTGAATCCGTACACGTTTAGCTTTCATCCCCTGGGCGAAATGCTCTGGTGCAGGCTGCGGCGCGTGCGTCTGCTGCGCGGGCGCGGCCTGCTGCTGCTGTTGCGTTGTCAAGGTTTCCGGGCGCGGCAAAATACCTGTAGACAGTGTGGTGCCTACCGGGGTATCCTGCGTCGTCAGGTCTATGGGTGCAGCTGGCATCGGAGTTGGCTCTGGCGGCGGCGATTGTTGTTGCCCAGCCTCTGGTCCCGGCGATGGCGCTTGCCGCGCTTGCGGCCCGGGCGGTGGCGGCACTGGCCCTTGCTGTAGACCTGCTCCGCCAATCTGTAGTCCCTGACGCCGAACAGCATTTGCCATATTTACCGCAGCAGGCCCGCCCATAGTCACTGTGGCAAGAAACACTTCCGCCGACGTGTCCGCCAATATCTTCAACCAGTCTTGTGCATTCTTGGGTGCATTCTTTGGGTCAACGGCTACGGTGTTTAGCGTCTGCCATATTGACGTAATCCCTTCTTCGGGTAATTCCTCTGCTACCCCGCGACCCAAAACTTTTAAGCCCTCCTGAAAAGCGCGTCTACCCCGGGTGAGTGCAATTTGTTGTGCGGCACGCAACGCATCATCCCCGCCTTTGCCAAGCATGGTAAGTAGAGATTTTGGGATACCTGCGGCAAATTTCTCCGCACCGCCAAACCCAAACGCAGAGAACAATGCCGGCGGCAGTCCTTCCGCAACAGCATTCGCTACAATGAATCTGCGGGTGTCCTCTTCGGATAAACCCAATTCCTTTGCTTTTTGACGTGCGTCCGCCGCCTCTTGCACCATGGCAGACCCGATCATGCCCGCCACGCGCACCGGCGGCCCGCCTGGGGCAACCATGAAGGGTGCCATCTGTCCGATAGACCGTGCAGTACCCGTCAGGCGGTCGTGTAACCAGCCACCCCCTAAATTGGCATCCCGCTGTTGTCGATCCGAAATGGCCTCTTGTGTGTCCAGCGACTGTTGGTATGCTTCTCCCTTGTAGGGGTCAACAAACCATCCAGCAATCGCAGGATACAGGTTCGCCGGCAGATTTGCGATGGAATATGCAGATTGCCTAAGTCCTTCCGGGATGGCCCAATGATTTTGCGGCACGGGCTTTTGGGCCTGTTGCTCGCCCCATTGCGATATTGCTGCGATGCCCCCCTCTACATCTCGCTGGAACGATTCGCCAGCGGATGGGGGCACTCCCGCGGCACGCAGTCCAAGTCCAGCAGTGGGGGACGGATGTGTCCGTGCATATTCCTGCTGTGCCTCGTAGGCGTTGGTCGCGGCAACAGCCGCATCAGTTATCCAATTTCCTACATCACCAACGGATTGCCCCGCTGTCCGCATCGTTTCGTGCTTCGGGGTCGCTGGCGACGGGATGCCATACGGAGAAAAAGAAGGCAAAGGGGGTGGCGCTGGTGCCGCAGGGGCAACTGTCACTGCCTCTTGAACAGGCGGGGACGGTTGTGGCGTATGCGCTTTGGCATATTCCGCTTCTTGTTGCAACACCTCGTCTACGGTGTAATAATCTCGTTTAGCGGCTTGTGTTGTCGGTGCTTGTGGCGGTGCTTGTGGCGGTGCTTGTGTCGGTGCTTGTGGCTTTTTACGGTATTCTTCTTCATCTTTCAACACGTCTGACAAACTTCTCTCAAGCATTTACTGTCCCTCTGTGAAAAACTTCACCTCTTCTTCCGAAAGTTCCTGTATCTTGCCATCGCCGTATACGTTATAAACTTTTCCACTGGGCATTTGTATTAGACCATTGACGATTTCTTGACCTCCACCTTCTATTAACTGAGAAACAGCCTGCTCACGTTTTGTTCCTTCTCCTGGAGCAATATAATTTGCCCAATTCTTAGCACCACGTTTTATCCCCCCAAAAAAGCCTTCGCTCGAAGATTCGCTAGTTTGTTCTGTAGGTTCTTCTGTAGACTTGCTTTCTTCAATTAAACCCGTCATCTGGTCCCGAGTAAGAGTATTTCCCTCTTCATCCACGAACCATGTATGGTATCTGTCTTGTGGAGTATATTTTTTCCCGTTAATAGTTACTGTTCCTTTTGCGTCTACACTTGCCCCTTTGCTTCCCCCCCCTCCGTTATATCCTCCCTTTCTATTCCCGCCGCTACTGCTGCCTCGGCCTTGGCGCACGCTGCCACCACTTACCGTCCCCACATAACCACCGCCGCCAACAGCAGGAGAACCAGGAACAGTGCGCCATTCAGGACCGTTCGGACCATTGACGATGTATTGTCCTGTCTTCTGATCAAAATGCTCCATCTCCACCGGCGCACCCGGAATAGGACGGGCAGAATATTGGCCGGTCTTCTCGTTATAATCTAATTGCATCCCGTCCTTAATCGTCGGCTTTGCCTCTTCGCGCTCTTTCATCTTTTGATAAAACTCTTGCGTCTTCTCCTGAAGCTCAACTTGCCTCCGACTTATATCGAGCTGCTGTTCTCTATACTTCAGCTCAGCCTTCTGGTCTTCCTGGTCCTGCAACATCTTCTGCATTTGCATACGCTGACGTTGCTGTTCAATGGCGCTCTGCTGCCGCCGGTCCGCCGCGGACTCTTGTGCTTGGGCTCGCTGTACGTTTGCCTGGTTCAGTGTCCCCTGCATCCGAGTCATATGCTGGTTGAACCCTTCCGGTGTCATGGCATATGCACCTGCAACTGATGGCGCGTAGAACATCCCGGGGGCAGACGCATAATCCGTGGCCGTGTTCACCAGGTTGCCAAGAAAACCCAACGCTCCACCGCCCTGCCCGCCACCTATCCCTTGCCCCCCTTGCTGCATGGCCTGTTGCTGTTGCTGCTGCTGCATAAACATGTCTTGTTCGGCCTGCTGCAACATGAGCGGATCAACATTATCTGGTGCGTCAATAGTATTGTTGAGGATGTTACTCCATCGCGTGACTATAGCCATGCCTTATCTCCTTTGATCGCCAAACAGGCTGAAAGCACTTTGTACATCCCCTGTATTGGTATCCCAGTAGTAACGGTGGCGCGGGTCATACTGAGTGTTTATGCCGACTAAATTACCCAGTCCGCCAAGCGCCCCCTGACCCATTACATACGGCATCATGGCGCCCAATCCGCTGGTGGCCGTCTGCCCAGCCATCTGACCCACACCCTGACCCATCAAGCCGCCCAACGCTCCGCTGGCCCCGTATCCAACGATGTCGCCCAAGTCTGGCGTTACACCGCCCAACGCTTGACCAATCGCACCTCCTGCGGCACTGCCCAACGCGGGACCAAGAATAGGAACAGGAATTAACGTCCCGGCAATCCCGCCCAACAAAGAGCCGATTGTGCCGTACTGGCCCGCATTCTGGATACGTTGTTCCCCCGCTATTGCGTGATGCGTGGACCGCCGCGCAGCCTCAATTTCACCACCTGGCTGAGACTCCAAGGGGGACGTAGTGCTAAACGTTTTCGGACTGCTGGGAGCGCCATAGCGCACATTCTGTCGAAATAGTTGCGCGTTCAATGCGGAAAAAGCGTTGTTATTATTGTTTCCTCCGCCAAGACTTTTGTTGCCTAAAAAAGCCATTACCACTGCCCTCCACAATTACCGCCGATGCAAGTTGGTTGTCGCGGTACAAGTTTCCCATTTACATAGGTATAGCCCGTTGACGCGGGCAAAATGCCACTCGTTAAATTTGTCGCTGAAAAACTGCTCAATGTAGGGTCCGCCGTTGCTGCTGGCGCAATCGGTGCCGGGTCTGGTATCGCCACCACCGGTTGCGTTGGAGATATGGTGGGCACAGGGATAGGTCGCGCTTCAGGCAAAACGGAAGAAGGCGGTGTTATGGGCGTGGACCTGCGCGGCATGGGTCGTACAGGTGTTGGTGCCGCGGGTGCCGCCACGGACGGTACGTCCACAGCCTCCATTACAGGTATGTCTGCCCGTTTGTTCATGTCCCAATTTAATGCCGTACTGCCCGGGTTATACGCAGGAGGGGGCGATACTGTAGGCGCAGGTGGGGGCGCAGAAGCCATGGCCGGAGGCGCAATGGGCGTTTCAGCCTTGGGTGCGCCCATGGCCATGGACCCCGCCGCAGACGGTGCGGCCTGACCCGACCCGCCACTGCCAGCAATGCCTGCCTCTGCCAATGGCCCCGCAATATCCCCTACCACGGGGATTCTACCTACAACAGTCCCCGCAATCTTCCCGAGAAATCCGCGCTTTGCCTTTTTGTCCGCCTCTTCTTTGGCGCGTTGTGCCGCAATGGCTTGTGCTTGGTTGCTAATTTGACCTGCAATTCGCTCACCCCAGGCGCCACCTGGCCCACCTTGCCCGAGTCCTGCGCCCATGTTTGCGAAGAATGAGGCTAATGCCAGCCATTTTTCTTTTTTGTCTTTGCTGCTCATAATGTTTCCTATCCAAGTACTGCCACTGCCAAACTAATAAGACTGCCTACAAAATCCAAGCCCAACGATGTCCGCTGTGCGGCTACGTCAAACTCGCTCTTGATATGCTGCGTACTGGTAGTTGGGCTTAGGCTCGCCATCAACTGCTGCATCACCGATAGATTCTGTATCTGGCTGTTCCACTTTAGGCCTGCCAAGCCATTGATCATTGAGGCCCGCTGCATCGCCAAATCCCAGCGTTGTTGTTCCGCCTTAATCTTGAAGTCCCTGTACATTTGCGTTTCCATGGTGTGCTTGTTCATCGCCGTGGACACCACGGAACTCAATGCGCTGCTGTTGTTCGTCTGTGCGGCCATCCAACCCAATGTGGTGTCATGCACCAACCGCATCACGTCCGCACGAAACCGGTATTCGTCCAATGCGGCCTGGTTGTTCGCCACCCGGCACCGGAACTCCATGTCCTGATTGGCCAACGTAATTCTGACCGTGGCATCTTGATTGGCAAGGGCTGCACGCGCTTGCAGTTCCGCATTCGTCAGTTGCACCCGCACCGCCACGTCCTGATTTGCCAGTGCAACACGAGCCCGTTGTTCATTCTCAAACAGTTCGTATTTCGCCTCTAACTCCTGGTTGGCCAGCGACACCTTTAATTGTGCCTCTAACCCTGCCAGAATACGCCGTAACGTGGCCTCTTGATTTGCCAGGTCAGCGCGAAGTTCAGCGTCCTGGTCCGCCAGTGCATGACGACTGACCACTTCTTGATAGGCCAGATTTGCCCGCATCTGGTTCTCTGCATACGCGAGCATACGTCGCAGGGTGGCCTCCTGATTCGCCAGTGAGGCCCGTACCTCCGATTCATGACCTGCCAATACTCGCCGTGTAGTGACTTCCTGGTTGGACAACGCTGCCTTCAGTTCCATTTCCGCCGCCGCTAGGACCCGCCTCGTAGTCACTTCTTGGTTGGATAGGTCAGCCTTGAGTTCCGCATCTGCTGCCGCCAATACTCGCCGTGTAGTGACATCCTGGTTAGACAACGCTGCTTTTAGTTCCATCTCCGCAGCCGCTAGGACCCGCCTCGTAGTCACTTCTTGGTTGGACAGGTCAGCCCTGAGTTCCGCATCTGCTGCCGCTAATACACGCCGCGCCGTCACCTCCTGGTCCGCCATTGACGCCTTCAGTTCCATCTCCGCCTGGGCCAGCACCCGCCGCGTAGTGACCTCTTGGTTGGACAACAGCGCACGGAGTTGGTTCTCCGATGCCGCCAACACTCGGCGCGTGGTTACCTCTTGATTTGCCAGAGTTGATTTTAGGTAAGCATCCTGATCGGCCAATGCTAACCGGGATGAGGTTTCCTGATTGGCTAACAGTCCCCGCAACTGGTTTTCTGCCGCTGCCAAAATGTATCGAGCCGCAGTCTCCTGGTTAGATAGACTCGCCTTTAGTTCGGCATCCTGATCGGCCAACGCCATCCGGGAAGCGGTCTCCTGATTTGCCAGTACCACGCGTAACTGATTCTCTGCCGCCGCGAGAATATGACGCAGACCAGTCTCCTGGTTTGCCAGTCGCGACCTCAGGTCAGACTCCTGATTTGCCAGGGCATATTTTGCCGCAGTCTCCTGATTCGCCTGTGCGGCACGAAGCGCGTTCTCGGCCTCTGCGAGTACCTGCCTGGTCTGTACTTCCGTATCCGCCAGCCTCGCCCGTAATTCCGCGTCATGGTCAGCTAATGCATACCGCGCCACAGTTTCCTGATTCGCCAGACTTACCTTCAATTGGTGTTCCAGTCCTGCCAACATCAACCGCAATGCCGCTTCTTGATTGGCCAGACTCGCCCGAACAGTGACCTCCTGGTCTGCCAGTGCAATTCTGGTTGCTGTCTCCTGATTGGCAAGCGATGCCCGCAACTTGGCGTCCTGTCCCGCCAGTGCAAACTTGGAAGACGTATCCAGATTCGCTAGGTCGGTGCGTACAAAGGCTTCCTGGTTAGTAATCCCCACCTTCAGCACATTCTCCGCATTGGCGATAGCCGCACGCAGTCCGTTCTCCGCTTCGCTCATGGACGCCCGTGTCTGTGCGTCAGCATTGGCAAGGTTTACCCGCGTTACATTTTCCGCATAAGCCAACGCGGCCCGTAACCGGTTTTCTGCATCTGCAATACCGCCCCGGGTCACGTTCTCGGCGCCTGCAATATTGCTGCGTACTGTAAGGTCGCTTGCTTGTGCGCTCGCCTGACTCAGGTTTCGCGCCGTTTCGATGGACAGTTGGGCGCCCATCCGCATATTTTCAAGACTGACCTGCGTTTCACGCTCTGCCAGCGATTGGTATGCGCGGTTCATCGCCTCCGCATTCGCCAAGGCCATCCGCAGAATAGACTCTGCATTGGTGATGGCGAGCCGCAAGTTTTGGTCACGACATGCCACTTTCGCGTCCAGGTTTGCTTTGGCCTCTTCGAACCGAAGCTGGTGTTCGTGGTCCGCGATGAGGGCTTCCCGTTTCGCTTCCAATACAACCTTCGCCCGGTCCCAAAAACTGGTCATTACCAGGCGTGCCGATGCCCAGCCTAATCGCTGTTGGGCCACCTCTTCAGAAAGACGCTGTGTGACGTTATCAGAAAATGCCGTAATAGTGCCATCAATATCCACATTCATGGAAGGCACTTCGTCAAAATCTTCATCATCCACCAACACCGCATCAGCAAAGAGGTTATCGTTAGGATCGGTCTTTAGTATTTCAACCTGGCCGCCACTCGCCTGAGCCCAGGAATCCTCCGACAGAGCGGGCGCACCGTAACTGATTGCCGGCGGGGTTCCTGGTTGTGCCACTGCCGTCGCGTCTGGAGAGGTGATCGCTACGCTTTGCGCATTACCAATGACTATAGTGGTACCGGTAACCGCCTCGGGAGCAGACACCATCGAAGGAACCACTGTCCCCGGTGCAGGCAAATCCACTGCCGTCACCTGAATCGCATCTCCCGCACCACTCACAGATACATCAGTCACGGTGCCCGGTGTCGGCGCTGTAATTTCCTGGGCGGTGCGGGCTGCGGGAATGACCACAGGCGCAATGACGCCCATGGTCGGGGTCACATCAAGCGGGTTGCCCGCAGACGGACTTACAACTTCCGCATGTGCAGTCAAAGGTGTCGCTGCCGCATCAGTAACGCCCCGGGCCGGATTCGCCGTCACGGTCCCAGGCGTTGGCATTTCTGATACGATTACCTCATCCACAGCTCGCACAGTAACCGGGGTCACGTCAGGCACTGTATCCACAGCCACAGTCCCCACATCGGGCACCGTTGCCACACCGCCCCCTCGCACATCGGGTACTGTCGCCACGCCCTTGGACTGCACGTCGGGTACCGTTGCCACACCGCCCCCTCGCACATCGGGTACTGTCGCCACACCCGTGGACCGCACGTCAGGCACGGTCGCCACACCACCACCCTGCACATCAGGAACGGTCGCCACACCCGTAGACCGCACATCAGGAACCGTTGCCACTTGCGGTGCAATCGCCCGCGCCCCGGTCGGTGCGTTGCCGCCCTGCACATCGGGCACCGTAGCCACCCCAGGCGCCGTGATGGACGTGGCGCGATACTGCATCGTCCAGTCTGCCCGGGGCGTGGTTTGTGGCGGCGACACCGTCGCGGAGACTGTGTTCTGGTACAGCAGAGGCACATCTGTGACAATGTCTTTTGCTCGTGCCGTAATTAATTGGTCAAGATGCGCGTTGTATTTGCTCAATCCGTCACTGCCCAATACATTGTCAAATCCAACCGTCGCATTGAATGTCACCGTTGCATCGTTCATCATCGTCAATATATCAGATAATTTCGGACTGTGATTTGCCTCGCCTTCAACCAATTGCAATCGATTTGCGTTCAGGCTGGTATACCCCTCCGTGGGGTCGCGATACTGCATATTAACGGCGGTAGTGTATTTATTGTCGCCGTGAAACCCTAAGGGTAACTGAATCGAATTTTTATATGCCCACCAAAATGGACCCTTGACATAATACACACCGGCATCATAGGTACCCCCGCGGACTCGGGTCCGCTTGTGAGCCGGGGTAGAAAAATCATATCCCTCTTGAATATCCGTAAGTGGAACAGACGCGCCATCTTTCCAAACCTGATGTAGATTTTCTCCTTGTTGACTGTCAGGAATATATTCGTCTCGCTTAGCATCGTCGTTACTACTTGCATACGCGAACATTGCCGCACGCAACGCACCGAAGTCGTAGATGCCATTACCTGCCGTTCCAATATGCATCAACGGCAGTTGATTCCCCACATCAAACAATCGCCCATAACTTGGATATTTATCATCATAGGCGTTTACTTCTCGCAGGGCCATACCAGTAAAATCTGTGCCATGTGTGTTCCCCGCTTCATTTACGCTTAAAGCATTCCCATACCCCGCGAATATCCCACGAATAAAATCATTATAGCCGCCCGTGTCTTCACCGGTCGTGTCGCCCCACAGTAAATTGCCAAAACCGCTCATAGCACATCCCTTTCACAGTAGGTATGCGTCTTCCAGCCGTCCATTTTGACAATCTGCAATACACGCGGATTATCGGTCAACGCCACCAACCGGTTATATCCCGCCATGCGCAGTACATCCACGCACTGTTTGATGAAAGATTTCCACTGGTCCAGGCTGATACCTTTCCCGGAAATGGCATGAACATTCGCCGCCTGCAACCCGTTCGATACTACCGACTGCAACACCACAAACCCCACAATCTCCTCGCCCAACCACAGCGCAAACGCGAACAGGTCTTTGCTCCGCAGCTTAAACGCCACATCGGCCATGTCCAGGTCAGTTATGCCCGGGGTGGATTCGCGCACCGCCTGCAACAGCGCGTCCCAATGACGCGTTATACCGCTCTGTTCAAGCAGTTCAAGCGCCGGCGTCTTCGTTGCCTTCGCTGTCTGGACTGTTTTGGAAACCGCGTGTTCCGCGGACAAATCGTCTGTCATGGCTCTGATACCTCACCTCAATTTTGGTTATCCGGCTGCCCGGTGCGCAGGTGGCTTCCAATTCCGCCTGCCCGTACACCAGCGCCGTATTCAAAAACGCCGCACCTTCCGGGCTGCACATCACCGCCGCCCGCTCCTGGAACGTGTCGCTGGTCGTGTACTTGTACTGCAACCCCACCGTCGCGTCCGAAATTTCGCCCGACACGTTCACGTTTGTAACCCGTTTCTGACCGTTCTGGCCCATGTTGAACGTGTTTGTTTTCAACACCACCGACACCGTTTCTGCCGCATAGGGGATGCCCGTCGCATATATCGTATCGCCTATCCGCGCCAGACTGGTGGGGCACTGGTCTATCGGACCGCCCAACCCCGTTGCCGTCAGCACAAACGAATCGGTGGCCCCGTCCGTAATCCAAAACTCGCTCTCCTCCCCGTCAAACACCACCTGGTCCAGTCCTGTCAACGCCCAGGCGTAATCCAGCCGTTGCGCCTTGAGGTCCGCCGTGATGGTCCATAACGCGCCATCCGACCCGATGAACACATGCTGCAACAGGTTCCCGTCCACCGCCGCACGGCCCGCCACGCCCAGGTGCGCCGGAAGACCCTGGATGTCCCGGAACCCGACCAGCCCCAGCGCAGGGCCCAGCGCCACAATCCCGTCCGCGCCGTACACAATGATCCCGTCACCAAGCGGTAACAGCGCATGGACCTGCCCGCGAAACGGCATCGGCGCCTGAGCGTCCTCATTGACACTCAGGCTTACAGCGTCCGGGGTCGTGCCCGACAACGTGTCCAGAATGTCCTCGCCGTCCAGCATGGACCAGCCCACCAGGTTGGGGGCAGCGTCCACATCCCCGTAGAACAGGCGACCGTCCCGGGCGCACACCGCGCCGATACGCACATCCGCCTCGGTGGCTACGCCCTCCGTTATGGACCAGGTTGTCGCCCCATCCGCGAGAATGTAGAACGGTCCCCAATCCGCCATCTGCCACCGGCCCGACATCGGTGTGTTGAACAGGCGCGTAAGCGCGAGGTCGGTTTCGTTGACCGTGTAGAACCCGTCCTCCGTCGGATCGTGGACCGGCTCGGTCAATGCCTGCAACGTCGGATACGACACGCCCTCGACAATCGCCCACACGTCCGTGAAGTCCCAGCCGGTGAACGTGGCCTGCTGGTACATGGCCGCCGTAGTGCGCGGCTCGCCCTTGCCTGTATCCGACTGGCCCGTGGTCTGCGTGTCGTAGTATGACGCCGTCACCGTGCCATAAAAGTTGGCCCCGACCAGCCCGCCAACTTCTGTGTTGCCCGCAACCGCGCCCGTG